AATGCGCCTATATTCATAAATAATCACTAAGCCTTTTTTCTCCTACTACTTTTTGAGCTAAGAATGTACTTAATCCTGCAGGCCCAAGTAATGACGCTTTGTAGCCAGTTTTAACTTCCTCCCAATTTTTATCAGATATTATGATATTCGAATCTTCTGCAGCTTTTCTAAACAAATCAAATAAAAACGGGGTGGCTGCTAAAACTCCTACAGCACCCAAAAGGATCGGAGTGTTTTCGTTTCCTAAAAATGTATTAATATTTTCGTGCACCTTATGCCTGGACAGCGCATCACGCTGCGCACTTGTCACTTTCTGGATCTCTACGTCTATTGGTACTGCTTCGTATGGCATTAGCGCCTCTTTTTCTTGCCTGCAGGGGTCTTTCTGAACGCTATTGCCATCTTCTTTAGATTTAGTTTACCGTTACGATATCGGAAGCGTGGCTTCTTGCTGTTAGCCTTGACGTATTTGTTCCATGCTGATAGTTTACGTTGGCGTGGCTTCCCTGGCTTTGGTGTACGTCTGGCGGGCATCCTACTAGGGCCAGCATCATATCTTCCATCGCTTAAAGTTGCACCACATTCAGGACAATAATTATACTTGGGCATTATTGCACCTCTTTACCTTCTAGAACTACTGTCATCTTTCCTGTAGGCCCTGTGGCAAGCACCTTCATTCCCGTATTGGGAGGGATCGTATAGTATAGATTGGGAAATTGGGGCCCTACTCCAGCATCTATGATTAGGAACTTGGAAACGTGCAACGCTTCGCCATTACCTTGTACGGTCCATGACAAAGCATCACCCGCAGAACATCCGCTATAATCGAGAGAGACGTTTGTGACAACGCTATAGAACCTATTTGGTGAGATAAAATCTAAAAGGGTTGTGACTCCTGCGGTTAGATCCTCCTGTCCACTCCAAGCAAAGACATGGTCTCCAAAGAAGTTCAGAGTAGGCCCCGTCGAAAGTGTCATTAGTCAACCTTACCGTATATTCTAGCACACCACGTAACCAAACAATCTCTAAGATTACCATCGGCATTTATAGCTCCTATTTCCACTCTGGTATATGGGGGTACCAAAATTTCCATAGACATTGGGGCTAACGTACCAGCATCTGCATGGCTGTAATTATGAGTTTGACCATAAACTTTTATACTATTAAGATAAACTTGGGATTGAACATTATCCCCACTAACTTCAGGATAGCCCCAGTAAATGATTGCTTTTTGATAATTAGAGCCTGTTGTGAAATCTAAGCCCGCAACAAACGCGCTATTATCAAATTCAAAAATTCCGCTATAGCCATAAGAATGCTTCCCAATAACATTAAGATTCTTACCTACTGAGGCCGTATTCTGCGGGCCATAACCAGCGCCTTCAGGCATTGTTAAATTTATTCAAAAGTGATCGTGCAACTAGCGTCAATCGTGGCGGCGGTTGTTACTGCCATTTGAATATCCAGAGTATTACCAGAAGTTACACCCAGTGCGGTCTTTTCCTGAACCACGCAGTTAGCGACTCCAGTACCACCACTTGCGGCCTGTGCGATTGCTGGTCCCATGAACGTGGCGTCGCCCTCTTGAAGCGCCGTCCCCGTTAATTTGAATCCTGAACACAGATCTGCACCAGTTCCAACGGTACTTACTCCCATTGATATCTGACTTATTTGCGATACTCCGCTTGGTACTACCAAACTTAGACCAGAACTTGCGAATTGGTCGTTCATGCTTTGAAAGCTGGTCGTTGCGCTCAACGCTGCTGTCGTTCTTGTTACTACTATTGCCATATTATGCCCTTACCTTTATTGGTCCAAGGGAAGCCAGAACTGGCGAACCCCGTGAAAATGATTTAACCGCTGCCTTTGCCAGGAATGCACCCACTAAAGTTTTAGTGATTGCTTGCTTATTTGACTGAACCGATTTTGATAAAGTCGTTAATCCTGTGTTAAGTTCTCCAGCTAAGAAAGACTTCATAGCTGAACCTGCATTAGTTTGTGCCAAAAGAGCTAAAGCAGCTCCTGTCTCTATTACATTAATTCCAAATTGCCTAGGAGCTTTACGCCTTGAGGCTCTACGTCTTCGTACCATGCTCTGTGGATTGAGAGTAGCTACTTAACCCTGTTCCATCGAACGATCATAACGTTCTTGCATTTCTTTATCCCAAACCCACTGTGCCTTATATCCACATTTTACGCACGTTTCCCTAGCTGGAGGATTCAATTCCCTACAATCACGCTGGTCGCATCTCCAATAATCACGATGGACATCAAATACCGTTAAAGGTTCATAAGCGGTCAGGGCCATGTTTACAACGTGCGATCTTGTACCTGCGTTTTTTTCCAGATATCTATTTATTAATTCTGAAAGTTTTATGTCCATACTGATAGATACCGCCATAACTCCCCTTCTCTTTCTGCCCATTATTTCACTACCCCGAAGCGCTCATCATTTATCACCCTCTCAACCCATACCTGACAACAATCAGGACAATACATGAAAGGATCTCCTACAACATCCCTGACGTACTGAAGCTTCTTGTTGCACTTCTCACAAATCATTTTACACCTTAAGATAGCACTCTCTACAAAACCGTGAGGATATCCTCATTTTTTTATTACAGATTATGCACATGTGTTCTGCTTTTTCTTTAGCTGACTTCCAAACAAATTTATTGTTATTCATTATCTCACCATACCTACATAGAGAAACTGTTATATAATATTATACTTGTATTTAGAATGAGTCAAAAACACTATATCATAATATAATATCTAGAAGTCTACATACCTATATTATATATATAATATTAAAAAAATACTACTTTAACCCTAGTTTAGCGCTCTTTTGGGGCTGTTTTACCCCTATTTCGGGGCTATTCTGGGTCTTTATGAGTCCTTCTAGGCCGCTTCTTTTCATTAACATCTCCGCAACTAGCCCCATAATGGGGTTATCTTTGGTTATGGCTTTAATTGTACTTTGGCCTGTAGCGTCATCCATTTTTTTGCTGGCCGCACCAAGAGATCCGAAAAAAGAAGATTGAAAGTTTTCAAGCATCTCATGCATCCTTCCTTCAATCTCATCTATAACACCTTCTAAAATTTCTATAAGTTCTTCATCGCTTTCTCTACTCTTGGCCCACTTAACCCATTCATCCTTAGACAATCGGGCGATATACTTGCTTAAAAGTGCATAAAATACGGTCCAAGCGGCAAAGTATAGCATTAAGGAAACTGTAGTAATTTCCATTACAGACCGAGGCCTTCTTCTGCTCTGGTTAATGCGGTTTCTTTACCATAGGTCGGAGGTATCACAATACTTACGAAATCTACTTTTTCTTTTTTCGGACCGAAAGGTAAAGTGGGTCTTACTGCTGTCCTGGCTGTGAGTCCTGAATCTTGCGCCAATTTCAACAATGCAATCAATGCGCCTATATTCATAAATAATCACTAAGCCTTTTTTCTCCTACTACTTTTTGAGCTAAGAATGTACTTAATCCTGCAGGCCCAAGTAATGACGCTTTGTAGCCAGTTTTAACTTCCTCCCAATTTTTATCAGATATTATGA